CCCGATCTTCTCTCTCCAGTTCGAGCCGGTTCGAGCCTTGTTGGGCCCTTTGAAGGTCAGGCAAGGCCATCATGGAACTAGTCATAGACAATCCAAAACCCGCCAAAGTGGGGGTAAAGAAAAAGAAGCTTGTGGGAGCAGTAAAACCACGGATCATGAGCATTCCGTTGAAAGGAAAATCCAGGGGCGAAGAATTTGCGGAATTTGCTGAGAAATGTGGCTATCCATTGTTCCCGTGGCAGAAATTTATTGCCAATGACTTTTTAACCGTGGATAGTGACGGATCTTTCAAGCGCAAGACCGTTGCGGTCATTCTTAGCCGTCAAAATGGCAAAACCATGCTTATCGCTCTCAGGATACTTTTTGGCTTGTTTGTGCTGGGTGAAAAGTCCGTTGTGGCAATGTCATCTAAGCGCGGCATGGCTGAAGATACATTCCGCAAGGTTTGTTCCATTATTGAGGCCAATGAATTCTTAAGAAACCAAGTCAAACTTAACCGTGGTGAGGTTGGCTATCGGGGCAATGGAAAAGAGCACCTGGATTTACTCAATGGGGCGCGTTATGAAATCGTGGCCGGAACCAGTGACGGCGCACGCGGCAAATCGGCCAATCTGCTATTTGTGGACGAATTGCGTTACATCAGTGAAGAAGCTTGGGCAGCTGCTAAGCCAATTACCATTGCAATGGGTAACAAGGCTCAGACATATGTGTGCAGCAATGCCGGTGATGCATTCAGCCATGTGCTTAATGATCTGAGAGATAAGGCCCTTTCATATCCATCGCCGACTTTAGGCTGGTATGAGTATTCCGCGCCTCAACACGCAAAACCTACGGATCGCGCAGCTTGGGCCGCTTCAAATCCAAGCCTTGGCATAACAATAACAGAATCGGGCCTCGAAGAAGCTTTGTCAGTAATGCCCATGGAAAAATTTTTGCCTGAGCACATGTGCATGTGGGTTTCGTCATTGAGCAGCCCTTGGCCAATTGGATCATGGGAGTCGTGCGCCGATAGCACGCTTTCATTGCCAATTGGCCCTGATACATTTTTTGCATTTGATGTGGCAATATCAAAACGCACCGCAACGCTGGTTGCTGGTCAATATCTCCCAAATGGCAAAATTGGCGTAGGCATTATGGATCAATGGCGTTCTGACACGGCAGTTGATGAGTTGCAAATAGCAGCCGACATAAAAACCAAATGGGTGGACAAGTATTTCCCACGCATGATTATGTTTGACCATTACTCCACGGCCAGTATTGCGGCAAGGTTGGCAGCAAGTGGATGCAGAATGGTTGATGTGTCAGGCACGGCGTTTTACCAGGCTTCAGGGGATTTGCTGGATGCAATTGTTAATAATCGTATTGTTCACATGGGTCAAGAATCGTTTGACCTTCAAATGAATGCATGTGCAGCTAAGACCAATGACAGTGGATGGAGAATCGTGAGAAGGGCCAGTGCCGGAGATGTCTCAGCTCCAATCTCCCTGGCTATGATTGTTCACAAAATGCAGGAACCAGTTTCCACTCCAATGATTGTTGCCGGCTAGACACGCCCAAAATCCCAAATGACTTGAATGTCGGTTTTGGGTGCTATGGGGCTATTATCCGCCTATGGGTATTTTGTCGGCATTGCGATTAGTCAAAGATGATTCAGACACGCTTAAAAGTCAATACAACCCGGCGGTAATGAATTCCGGTTATGGCGTTGGCGCATGGAGCGATTATGGAATGGGCTTTGATTACGCCGGCATTGATTTAAATTCTGCAATGCAGGTTCCAACGGTTTCAAAATGCAGGCAATTAATTTGCGGAACAATTGCCGGAATTCCGCTTGAGCTATACAACAAGACAACAGGTGAAGAATTAGGTTCTCCAGTTTGGTTGGAACAACCTGACATTCGTCAACCGCGTTCTGTCACCATTGCTTACACAGTGCAATCATTATTGTTCTATCAAATCGCTTATTGGGAAGTAACTGCAACCTATTCTGATGATGGAAGGCCAGCGCGTTTTGCGTGGGTTGCAAATGAAAGAGTTACACCAAAACTCAACGCAAGAAATACTGAAGTTGAATATTACACCGTTGACAATGAAGTGCGCCCACAAAATGGAATCGGAAGCTTAATCACATTCCAGTCACTTCAACCTGGAATTCTCGCAACCGGCGGCCGCACTATTCGTGCAGCTTTAGATTTAGAAAAAGCGGCTGCAATTGCAGCACAAACTCCAATCCCTTCCGGTTTCTTGAAAAATACGGGTGCGGATCTTCCTGAAGCCCAAGTGCAAGGAATTCTTGCAAGTTGGAAACAAGCTAGAAATTCGCGTGGTACCGCATTTCTCACAAGCACTTTGGATTATCAGACGACATCATTTTCACCTAAAGACATGATGTACGCGGAAGCCAAACAAGATTTCAGCACGGAAATTTGCAGACTAATGAATGTTCCGGCATACATGGCAAGCGCAGATGCCAATAAAAGTATGACATATCAAAATGTTCTTGATGCCCGAAAAGAATTTTATGCATACACGCTTGCACCTTATGTTTGTGCTATTGAGGACAGACTTAGCATGAATGACATCACCAGTTCTCAAAATGTGGTGCGCTTTGCAAGCGATGAAACATTTTTGCGTGCTGATGCAACCGCACGCTTAGCAGTAATTGAAAAAATGTTACAATTGCAATTAATTACATTAGACCAAGCCAAGATGATGGAAGATCTATCACCGAACGGAGATGCATCATGAAGTTAACCTTTAGCACGCCAATCCAGGCGGCTGATACTGAACGCCGAATCATTTCAGGCAAAATTATGGAATATGGAGCCGTTGGTCACACTTCCGTTGGAGCAGTTGTCTTTGAGCTCGGTTCAATACAGATCCCATCACCAGGCAAAATTAAGTTGCTTGCGCAACACAGGCCCGATGATCCAATTGGCCGGGCTCAATCTTTTAGCAAAGATGGTAATTTTCTTTTTGGTTCATTTAAAGTTTCCAGCAGCACAAAGGGCACAGACTATTTGACCCTTGCATCTGAAGATTTAGTCAGTGGGCTATCCGTTGGGGTGGAAGTGATTGCATCTCAGCCCACTGACAATCACCTTTTGGTTACAAGTGCGCGACTTGTTGAAGTCAGCCTTGTGGAATCCCCGGCGTTCGAAAATGCGAATGTCACTAGCGTTGTCGCAAGTCAAGCAGAAATCGAAGCGGCAAATACAACAAGCACAAGCACTAAAACAACTACGATCAATACGACAATCGTTGAGGTCGAAACCGAGACAGAGAGTGAGGATGTCATGACGACAGCCCCAGATAATACAGCCCCAGAAACTGCGGCAGAGGCTCCCGTTGTGGATGCCTCACGCCCAGTTGTTTCAGCATCTTACATTGTTGGCGAAGTTCGCTCACCAATTAAGACACAAGCACAATATCTTGAGCATGCAATCAAAGCGAAGATGGGCAATGACACATCTCGCGATTACATTCGTGCAGCAGATGCACAAGCAAAAAAAATTGAGGCAGCTAACGATTCGTTTACGACTAATCCTGCATTCAATCCGACACAATATGTTTCAAGCGTTATTGACACATCAGTTATGTCACGCCCAACAATTGATGCATTAGGTGGAGCACGCGCACTTGCACCATCAGGCATGACAATTGCACATCCAAAAATTACAACCAATGCGACAATCGGAACCGTTGCTGAAGGTGCATCAACTGCTGCAACTCAAATTGTCAGCTCCTATGTGAATGCAACTGTGGTCAAACTGGCCGGCACACAGGTATATAGCACAGAATTGCTCGACAGATCAGATCCGAGCTTTTATTCTGCAATGTACGAAAATTGTTTACGAGCTTATGCCAAGGCATCTGATGCAGCAGTGATTGCTGAAATTGTTTCAGGTGGTACACAGGCATCAACACAAGCTGCAACAATTGCCGGACTTCAGGCATATGTTGCACAAGCTGCACCAGCCGTTTATGCAGCAAGCGGAGAAACTGCAACTGCATTTATTGCAGGAACATCCGTTTGGTCATTATTAATCGGAAGCCTGGACACAACTGGTCGCAGCATTTTCAATGCAGCTTCACCAATGAACGCAAATGGCCAATCAACTCCACGCGGATTGCGCGGAGATATGATGGGCTTAGATCTATGGGTTGACCAAAACATGGTTTCAACAACAATTGATGATTGCGCTTTCATTGTTAACCCAATGAGCATTGCAGTTTACGAGTCACCAAAATTGACACTTTCCGTCAATGTTGTTGCGACTGGTGAAATTTCAACAATGCTTTATGGTTATTTTGCGACAAAGACACTTGTTTCCGGTGGTCTGCAACGCTTTAACCTAACCTGATAAAACCCTAAGCCGCTCACAGGGCTAGGAGGCCCTGGCCCTGTGAGCCTTATCAAAGAAAGGATGATGATGGCCGCAACTTATGTGACTATGCAAGAATTACGCGATTCACTGGGAATTGGCACGCTATATTCAGATGCCACGGTTGAAGAATGCGCACAAACTGCTCAAGACCTCATCAATGCATTTCTTTGGTTTAACACTGCACCAGTTGTTGCTACTGGGCGTTCAGCAAATGTTGCAACATGCATTATTGCCAATCCTGCTCAATTTGTTGTTGGTCAATTGATTACCATTACGGGTTGCGGTTCCGGATATAATGGCGTTAAAACTATTACAAGCACAAGCCCTTATCCATCTTCAGTAAGTGCCCCTTACCTTCCAAGCCGGTGGGTTTATCCCCTTGGATACCAATACATTCAATTTGCAAATGTTGCTGCTGATGATCCAATCCACTTGGTTCAACCTTATGGATTAATGGCCGGCCCTGATGATAAAACCGCGACATACGCTCAAACACCAGCAATCCGTTCCGCAGCAATGATTTTGGCAACGAACATTTGGCAATCCCGCCAAGCTACGCAAAACGGTGGAATGGGTGTTGATGGATACGCTGCGAGCCCATTCAGAATGTCCAACACATTAATGGCCTCGATTCGTGGCCTCTTAGCTCCGTATTTGTCACCCGCAGGAATGGTCGGATGAAAGATGCCACCAGTAGCACTGACAACACTTCGCACAACGATAGCAACGGCTTTAGCCAATGCCGGTGTGTGGTCAACCTTCAGCTTCCCGCCCCCAGTAATTCTTGCCAATTCAGTGATAGTTGCGCCCAGTGACCCTTATTTAGTTCCATCAAATAATTCACAAGCATCAATTGCTTGCATGGCAAACTTCAAAATTATCATGACCGTTCCATACCTAGACAACCAAGGAAATTTGAACGGCATTGAAAACACGATTGTGGCCGTGTTTAACAAATTAGCCTCATCATCATTAGTGTTCAACATAACCGGTGCATCAGCTCCTTCAGTGTTGGATGCACCGAGTGGGCCCATGCTTACTTCGGACTTTTCAATAACGGTCTTAACAACTTGGTCATAGGAGATAAAATGAGCGAAACAAACGCAGAGAATTTGGCTTGGCTTGTCAAAGTCGGCCAGATCAAGGACACAAAAGAGGCTGCTAAGCCAACGACAACAGAAACAGAGGAATAAAGCATGGCAATTTACTTAAATAACAATGTTGGCGTGAAACTTGCAACCGCAGCCGCGCCAACAGTCCCTTCGATTGACATCTCATCTTATGTGAGTGCCATTACTTTAACGCAAATCGTAGATGAGCTGGAAGTCACAACCATGGGCGATTCTGCACACAAGGTGGTGGCCGGTTTGCAATCTGCTACGCTCCAAATTGATTTTTTCAATGACTGGGCAGCATCAGCAGTAATGACAACATTGAATGCGGCTTTTGGCACAACATTGGCCGTTTCAATGATTACAGTCAAGGGAACAGCAGTGAGCGCAACAAACCCAACATATCAGTTTTCAATTTTTGTCAATAACCTCACACCTGTTGGCACAGGCGGGGTTGGCGATGAAGCCGCATCTAGCATCTCATTCACAGTAAACACAACAGTCACCGTTTCAACAACAGTGGCATTCTAAGGAGCAACAAATGGCACGCTTGAAAATCACCAGGGCCTCAGGGGATGTGATTGTTCCAATCACCCCTTTGGTTGAATATGCGTTTGAAAAGTACACAGGCAAAGGAATTCATAAACAATTTCGTGACGAGGAAAAACAGAGTGACATTTACTGGCTATGTCATAATGCGCTTTCTCGCATTGAAGTGCTGCCACCTTTTGGAGAAGAATTCTTAGCAACTTTAATTTCAGTTGAAGTTATGGATGACGAGCCTCTAAAAAAATAGAACGGGCAAGTTTCACCTACCTAGTGGCCTCACTAGCGGTGGAGCTCAAAATAAGCCCAAATGAAGTTTTAGATCTTGATGAAAGAATGTTTAAAGCCGTGCTTCAGGTACTAAACGACAGAGCGAAGGAGAGGGCCCGTGCCGCTAAACATAACAGGCGTTGAACCCACTTTAAAGGCTATGCGTAAGTTTGACCGAGACTTAACCAAGCAAATGAACATTGAAATCAAAGCTGCAATGATAACAATTCGTGATAAAGCCCGTGGAGATGTGCCTCAGGGATTTCCAACATATCTTTCAGGCTGGGAAAAGCGCGGCAAGGTACAGAGCCAAGCCGTGTTCAACACCAGTGGCCGCGTGCGCAAATTTCCCCTTTTCGACACTGCTGAAGTCAAAGCCGGGATTGTTTACCGTCAAGGCAAAAGCATCCAAAATCGTCAGGGCTATCGGGCTCAATATTATGTGCGCAACAATTCAGCAGCTGGCGCAATTTATGAAACTGCCGGCCGTGTTCAATCCGGTCAACAAGGTAGATCCAACAACCCAAGGGCCGGTGAATTATTTATTGGAGCTATGGGCGGCTTATACGGTAAAGACAAAGAGCGCGGCCGTTTGATATTTAAGGCTTGGGAACAAGACCAAGGAAAAGCAACCTTGGCCGTGACGACTGCCATTGATAAAGCCGTCAAGATATTCAATGCTTCCGGCGGTGCAGGTACGCAATCCGGCTATAAGTTGGCCTCATAATGCCAAATCTATTAGTCAGCGCAACCACACGGTATGACCCAAAGGGGCTCAACCAAGCTAAGAAGCACATAAGCGCATTTGATAAGACACTGAAAACCCTTGGCAAAACATTTGCCGGGGTATTTGCTGCTCAAAAGATTCTGCAATTTGGTAAAGCATCAGTCATGGCTTTCGCAGCAGATGAGAAGGCTGCACGATCCCTTTCAAACACGCTTAAAAATGTTGGTGCTCAATACGCTGCCACAGGTGTTGAAGATTTTATTGGCAAGCTTCAAAAAACAACGGGCGTGCTTGATGACAATTTGAGGCCGGCCTTGCAGATTTTGCTCACTGCAACCGGCGATGTGACTAAATCTCAGGATGCCTTGAATCTTGCTTTAGAAATAAGCGCAAACACTGGCAAGGATTTAAGCTCGGTGAGCACCGCTTTGGCCAAAGGTTTTCAAGGCAACACCACGGCACTTGGAAAAATGGGTGGAGCAGTTTCCAAAGCCACACTAGCCACAGGCGACATGAACAAGATTACGGCTGAATTAACTGCCAAATATAAGGGTTCGGCATTAACCGCAATGGGTGGATATGCCGGGCAAATGGCAAAACTTGGCGTTGCTTCAGCAAATGTCAAAGAAATTATTGGAAAAGGTTTATTAGATGCCCTTGCACAAATAGGGGATTCTAATAGTATCCAAGACACGGCCGATTCAATGGAAACATTGGCACAAAATACTGCGGATGTTATCCGCGGCATTGGCATTCTTGCTGGAAAAATAAAATCAATTCCATTGTTCAACGCAATTGTCAGAACGCTTGGCGATTCATTTTCCGCCGGGCCTTTAGGTTCATTGATGAGATTAGGCCAGTCAAATGTCAAAACTGGATACGGCCAACAAAGTCCTGGCGAGCGAGCTGCGGCAGTGGCATATCAAAAGAAATTAGCAGCTCAAAAGCGTGAAGAATACTTAGCCCTTGTTGCTAAAAACAAGGCCACCAAAGAAGAAGCGCAAATGAAAAAGGATCAAGAAGCTTTAGACAAACTTAAAGCCAAATTTGACCTAGAACGCATTGGGCTTAATGCTGCATTGAATCAAGCTACTGATGAGGAGACAAAAGCACGCATCAAGGCTCAGATTGCCATTCTTGATGAGACTGGTAAAACGGCACAAGCTGCAAATGATGCCTTGGTTAAGGCTCAAGCGGAAAAACTAGCCCAAGAAGTAAAAGCTGGAGAAGCATTAGCATATTTGGCAACATCCGCAGGATATGCATCAACTGGCATTATTAAATGGTTATCAGCTTTGGAATACACAAAAGAACGATTTGGCAATGCCGGAGCAACTATGCCATTTGCTGGAGGCCCTGCCGCAATCAAGCCCGACAATAGTGGAGCAATCGGATCTAAAGGCGGCGGGACAACTACCGATGCACAAAAATGGGCAAAAGAAATCTTTGATGCAGGAACAAATCTTCCGGCAATTCCAATCGTAATCCCAGTTTATGGGGCAGGATCAGGTGGAGGTGCTGGACAAGGTGAAGGTCAGGTCCCGGCGGCTGCCTTCAATGTTGTGGTTAACACTGGCCCATCAATGGCTGATGAAAACACAATTGTTGATGCCGTTCAAATGGCACTCAATGAAATTGCACGCCGTGGCAATTTGACTACTTACGCAGGGGCGTTGCCAGCATGACCGTTCCAACAATCAACGCGTTTATTAATTTCAGCACTGGCCCAAGTTTTGCTCAGGCAATGATTTTAGATCAAGGCTTGCTTGATACAAACATTTTGGCCGATGCAGCTTCAGTCATTGTGGATGTGTCCAATGTCGTGGATTCAATTTCTACAAAGCGTGGCCGAAACGCTCAAGCCGATCAATTTCAGACTGGCACACTTTCATTGCGCATTGTTGACCAAAATGGGGACTTCAACCCAATGAACATTTCCGGGCCTTACTATCAGCTCCTTACACCAATGAGAAAAGTGCAAATCACTGCGACTTACGGGGCCGTAACCTATCCAGTGTTTAGTGGATTCATTACTTCATATCAAACAACAACGCCACAAAGCGCGGTGGGTGATGTCGTTTACACAACAATCCAGGCCGTTGATGCTTTCCGATTAGCTCAAAATGCTCAGATTTCAACAGTCGCGGGGACCAGCGCGGGACAATTGACAGGCGCAAGAATTAACAATTTGTTGGATGCCATATCTTGGCCAAATTCCATGAGGGATGTGGATTCCGGGCTCACCACGGTCCAGGCTGATCCCGGCACTGCCCGCACTGCGTTGGCTGCATGTCAGACAATTGAAACGACAGAATATGGCGCATTTTATGTAGATGCATCCGGCAGTTTTGTTTTTCAAGATAGAAATTTAACGGCCTCAAGTGTTGCCGCCACCCCAGTCGTATTCAATGACAATGGAACGGCGATTGATTATTTTGATGCTAAATGGGTAACAAATGACACCCTTGTTTACAATGAGGCAAACATTACTGCCACCGGCTTGGCTACTCAAAACGCATCAGATGCAGCAAGCATTGCCAAGTATTTCTTGCACTCTTACAACCAGCAAAATCTGCTCATGCAAACAACGGCCGAAGCGTTAAATTATGCTCGGGCTTATGTTGCTTCGAGAGCTGAGACAAGCGTGAGATGTGATGAAATACAATTGGATTTATACACCGCCAATTATGATGCAGGCATAATCGCGGCCCTTGACCTTGATTACTTTGATCCAGTAACAATTACAACTAATCAGCCAGGCGGAACAACCCTGACCAAAACCCTTCAAGTATTTGGCAAGTCTATGGAAATCAGTCCAAATTCTTGGCGAGTTAAAATGACGACACTTGAACCCATAATTGATGGGCTCATTTTAGATAGCGTACTATGGGGCCAATTGGACCAAGGCGTTTTGAGTTACTAAGGAGGAACAATGGCAAAGCAAACCTTTACGACTGGGCAGGTTTTAACCGCAGCCCAAATGACATCGCTTCAACAAACGGCTATGGGCGGCGGCTCAACTACTGCTAAAACCACCTCTTATGTTCTAGTAGCTGCCGATGCTGGAACGGTTGTACAAATGAACGCTGCCGGTGCAACAACCATCACCGTCAATACGGCTCTTTTTTCTGCCGGGGATACTGTCCAAATCCAAAATGTCGGTGCAGGTGTTTGCACGATTACCGCAGGAACGGCCACAGTTAATACAAGCGCAGTTTTAACGCTCAAGCAATATGATGCTGGCACTTTATATTTTAACTCAACAAGTGCAGCCATTTTCTTTGCCAGTGATGCTGCGGATTCACCACTTACGACTAAAGGTGATCTTTTTACTTATTCAACCACCAACGACCGTCTTGCAGTAGGCACAAACGGCCAAACACTTGTGGCGGATAGTACCGCTTCAACAGGCTTGAAATGGGCTACACCAGCAGGTGGTGGCAAAGTCTTGCAAGTAGTTAGTGCAACTTATTCAACTGCAACTTCAACAGGCAGCAACACTTTTATTGATTCTGGTTTAACTGCTTCAATTACACCAACATTAAGCACTTCCAAAGTTTTGGTCTTAACTATGCAACACGCTGGGTGTTATACAACTAGCAATTACACGAGTAATTATGTGAAATTAATGCGTGGTGCTACTGATTTAACTAGCGGTGCAAATCCTGCTTTATTTTATGGTGGTGCTACTTTTTCTACTAATGAACTAGATGCAGTAGTCTCACTTAGTTATTTAGATTCTCCAGCAACTACTTCTAGCACAACCTACAAAACACAATTTAAGCAAGGCAATACTGGAACTGCAACAATCAATACAAGTGGGGCTTTATCAAGCATTATTCTTATGGAAATAGGAGCATAACAAATGGCAAGAAGTGGCGATGTATTAAATATGCTTATTCCGTCAGGTGAGTGGGTTCAGGTTGGCGATACTTTTGAAGGCATTACTTTTCTAGGTAGCGAAACAATCACAAAGGCTCAATACGAAGCAGGCTTTGCAAAGTTTGATTCTATGAAAGCCGATGCGGAAGCAAAGGCAGCAACAGACAAAGCAGCACTATTAGCCAAACTTGGCATAACTGCCGATGAAGCGAAACTGTTGCTTTCATAGTGGAACACTTGACTGAGATGATTCGATTTGATGGAGATTAGTGCCAACGGTTGGCCCGCTTCAAAGAATCAGGCTGAGATAGGGATAAAATCTTATCCAGTACCGGGCACGGTAATCAAACTGCGTTGTGCAGAAGCGGTTGCGCCCTTGTTAATTGGCTTGGCTGCTGAGTTTCATGAGCTGATTGAACCCTTGGATGTTGGTTCACTTGACGATTGGGGATATTGTTACCGGCCAATCCGTGGAGAAACTACAAAGTTGAGCAATCACTCATCAGGCACGGCCTTAGATTTGAATGCCTCCAAGCACCCTTTAGGCCAGACCAATACCTTTGATCCACTCAAGGTTCCCATGATTCGGGCACTGGCTCATAAATATGGTTGCATTTGGGGAGGCGATTACAAGCACCGCAAGGATGAAATGCATTTTGAGATCAGCATTAGTGCAGCCAAGGCGGAGGCATTGATTAAGAAAATACAAGGAGACAAGAAATGAACTCACAACTCAAAACGGCGGCCTTGTCGTATCTCAGAGCATCACTGGCTTCAGTAGCAGCTCTTTATCTAGCGGGCATCACGGATCCTAAAGTGCTGCTAAACGCCCTCCTAGCAGGCTTCATTGGCCCGGTACTACGCGCCGTGGATCCTAAGGATGCAGCCATAACCGTAGGCAAGAAGTAAGATGGAACTCCAGGCATGGGTCGCCGTAATCGTAGGCGTTATGGCGATTCTGTCTGGACTATATGCAGCCGTCAGGTTTATCGTGCGCTCAATCATGGCCGAAATAGGGCCCAAGGCAAACGGGCACAGCCTCAAGGAGCAGGTCAATAGGCTGGAGGCCCGCCTAGATCACATCTACACCATCCTCCTGGAGCGTTAGACACGCCGAACGCCGTTGATGTCGTAAATCTTGTCCATATCGTCTATACTTGGATTATCGCAACAAGGCGATATAGACGAAGGGCCTCACATGTCTCAAGCTACACAAACTCTAAAGTGCGAATACTGCAACCGATTAGAGCCTTATTCAAAGGTTTTTACCTTCACCAGCCCAATCACTCTCAGTCAACTGACCTGGGCAGTTTGTGGCGATTGCTCAGTCAAGAGTATCCAACGATGAAAATCACCTTGGAACTCACTCAAAACGACTTTGAGCATTTGACCACAACTTCGATGCGTTGGGGCAAGGATTGGGAAATCAAAGCAGGTCGCTTTGAGCCAATCCTGGACAACACGAAGATCTCATACGCCTGGGCCTTTGCCCACTGGGTAGATACTTACGCCGATTACATCCTGGCTGCGGCATTTCTTAAATCAATCGCAGAAGCTCACGAAGCGGCTTTTGATATAGGCACTGGTGAAGTTGTAATCCTGACCGACTACGCCGGATCATGGGATGCGTTGTGAGCATCATGGAGCCGGAATACTTAAGCACTACTGAAATGGCGGCAATCCTAGAGGTCACTCCCGCAACCTTGCGCCGTCTAGTACGCGATAAAAAGATTGCAGCGTATAAGCCCCTTGGCGGGCACTACCGATTCGACATGGACAAGACGATTCAAACCTTCTGGAGAATGGAAAGCGAGGATTCGAAGTGATTGATTTTCTTTCGACTTTATCTGATGCGGGTATCTTCCTGGGATCAGTCATAGTTTTAGGCTTGCCAATGATTGCAGGTTACTTGCTGGGCAGGGAAATAGGCCTAGATCAAGGGCACAGAGCCGGATTCGACTTAGGGAAGGCAGTGGGCAAGCGTGAAGCCGCCAGCAGTCAGCGATAACTCAGTCATAATCGCACGCAAAGCCAAGCGCACATCGATTGATGCGGCAATCCGGAAGTATCCAGAAACTGGATCACTACGCCTAAAGATTTACGAGCTGCTGATTAGGGCCGGATTGCGAGGAGCCACGGATCAAGAAATCGAGGCAATCCTTTCCATTCCCGGCAACTCAGTGAGGCCGTTGCGTAAGTCTTTAGAATGCCAGGGTTTCATTATTGACTCAGGCCTGACACGGAAAAATAACAATGGCAACCAGTGCATTATCTGGCGTGCCGTGGACGAAGGGATGATGCTGTGAGTTTTAACATGGACGATTATGTGGATGTAGCTGAGCGCATGCGCAAGACTAAAGAAATCT